TTGGAGTACAAAATACGACACACTACAGGAAGCAGAAGACACCTTTAATGCAATCATGACCTTAACAGATGCAAAGGATGTAAAAAGAGCAGTAGACTTCTTAAAAATGGACACATATACAACACACAATTAAAATAAATAATTATGAGTAAGACAAATACAGTAACAATGACAATGGAAAGGTACGAATCAATACAAGATAAAGTAAAGTACCTAGAGGATGAAGCTGCAATGTACAAAGCATTAATGCAGAGAGAATTAAGCAACAATTCAGATCAGCATTTATACGTAAGCTTTGCATTAGGTAAATCAGCAAATATACCTTCTGGAATATACACTACAAACGAATTATTACATGAGCTGGATCAGAAAATTGAGATCGTGCAGAAAAGTAACATATTTGAGTTAATATTCTATAAGTTATTCACAAAAAAGTTAGATTAAATTAGTATATTACATTAAAATTAGGAATTATGGCAACAATGACAAAATCAGAGCAGCTTAACAAGTTATACAAGGATTGTAACTTAGTTAAGGAAGACGTTTACAAGCACAAGCATTACATTATCATCACCAGAACAGGAATTGAGAAGATTCAGTTCGCTAAAGACATCAAGGTAACTTATAACCTAGAATACTACTCAAATAATGAGTGCGTGGTTAAGGCTACAGCAACTTCAGGTGATGAATATGTTGAAACATACGGATCAGCTAAATACGGAGGTAAGGTTCAGGACTCCAACGGTAAATGGGTTGATACAGGATCTACCACTACTTGGTATCTAGCAGAAATGGCAGAGAAGAGAGCTTTATCCAGAGCAGTTCTTAAGATCACTAAAGCATATAGCTTAGGAGTGTTTGGAGAGGATGAAGCAGAAGACTTTAAGAAAGAAATCTGAGACAAAGTAAAACTACTTGAGGAACATGGATTTGAAAGAGTTTAAATGTAGATGCTCTAAGATTGGAGACATCATGGTGAATGGTAGAGGCGGAGGACTTGGTAAAACTACTGAGTCCTTCGTTAAGCAATGGATGAAAGAACAGTTATACGGCTATCAGAAGTTCGTTTCTACAAAACAGATGGAGAAAGGACATGAAGTTGAGTTTGACGCCATCAAATACTATGATAACAATCTAGATAAGAATGAAGAATCATTTGAGAATGACTACTTAACAGGAACTCCAGATATAATTGATGGAGATTACATAAAGGATATTAAAAGTAGCTGGGATTTATGGACGTTCCCATTATTCGAGGATGAACTACCTACAAAAGACTATTATTGGCAGATGCAGGGATATATGGCTTTAACAGGACGTAAGTCAGCTAAAGTTATATACGTACTAATTGAAACTCCTATACACCTACTAAATAATTGGACGGATGTAGATTATCAATATGCTGATAAAGAACGTAAACTAAGAGTTAAAGAGTTTATCGTAGAAAGAAATGATGAAGACATCCAGAAGATCTACGATAGAGTTAAGGAAATTAGAAAATACGTAAAAGAACTTCATGAAAAAATCAATTAACAAAAGTACAATGAATACAGACGATATAATAACAAAGGTTATTCTGTTCGTAAAGAATGGAACTAAAGCTTTAGATAATGTTAAAGTACATGCTATAAAATCAATGCTTAAGAAAGTATATGACATAGATGTATCATATAAATTAATCGAGAAGAGATTCAATGACATACACTAATCGATCTATATTCTTATGTACCTTTGTTTTTGAGATTAATTTCTCAACTAAACACATACGTTCATTTCAAATAAAAAGAGTTAAGAACGTGGTAACAAAAGGAAAAGACGTAGAACAAATGAAGAATGATAAATACGCTTTGAAGAGAGCTTTGTTCTATGGAAACATAGGAGGTAGACGATACCGTTTAATTGATATTGAGATAGAAAAATATATTTGTGAATCATTTGTAGACTAATTATGGAATACTTAAACGATAAAGATCTTAGCTGGGAAGCTAAAGGTATGCTAACATACATACTAAATCAGTCTCCAATGTTCTCACTGAATAAGAAGTATTTCTATTCAAATTTCGCTGGAGGCAGAAGGAAAGTTGATGCTATTTTTAAGGAGCTAAAAGATAAAGGCTATATGAATGGTGATGTACAAAATGTACAACAGATTGTACAAAATGTACAACGAACACCTGTTAGTTCCGATGTACAAAATGTACAACACGATGTACAAAACGTACAACAAGATGTACAAAATGTACAACTACTATATAATATACCTACCCCCTATAGTCCCCCAAGCACTAAAACAAGTCAACCTAAAGACGAAGTTTATGAAGCTATGCTAAGATGGGTAAATAGTGACGATGAACTTAAAGACTCATTCAATGATTTCTTAAACAACAGACTGGAGCAAGGCGACAAAATGATGGTTGCGAGAAAGAAAGCTCTTTTAAAGGACTTACAGCAACTTTCTCATGGCGACCTAAGGTTAGCTACCAAAATTGTAAGAAAGTCGCTTAAACACAATTGGAAGAGCTTCTACAAGCTTAAGAAGGATGATTTACAGGAAGATGTAGCAACAAATCTTAAAAAAAGAAACAATAACAGGCTATGACACCTAAAATTCAAGCAGAAAGATTGCTAAATGATGTGATTGAATGCGGAACAGATCCACTAGAGACCTGTATGCTTCTAGTCTCTTATCTAAAACACATATCTCAGGATATAGACGATTACGGAGATACTTGGGAATATTGGAATGAAGTCGGCAGAATACTAAAATATAAAGCTTATGAACTTAGATCATCAGATAATAGGAGGAATAGTTAACTCACCTATCTTCCTAGACTTGGCTATGACCAAGCTAAAAAGTGAGTACTTCGAAGGTGATGCTAAGTTAATCTTCGATACAGTTCAGGAAATGTACACAAACAAAGAAAAGATTGATGTACTTAACTTAGCACTAAAAGCAACAGATAAAGTTCCAGCTCATATCGTAATGGAATATGGAGTGGAAAACCCTAAACAAATTAACTACCATCCAATAATCTACTCAAAGATTGAGCAGTATTTGAGGAAAGATTTAGAATTATACTCACTAAAACTTCAAGGTAAGGTAAAGGATGAAGACATATTTGAAATATCTAATGACTTAAAAGAAAAAGTTAAAGAGGTTGAGGATATTATTTCACCTGAAAAACAAAGTGAACTAAAGGACATCATTAAGAAAACCTTTGCTGAAATAGAGGAAGCTGGTAGGAATGATGGAATAATCGGAGCAAAAACTGGATTTAAAGACCTAGATAGAGTTTTTCATGGACTTAGGTCTGGTGAATTGATAGTTCTAGCTGGAAGACCAGCAATGGGAAAGACTACACTAGCAACGGAGATAACTAGAAGAGCTGCTAAACTAGATCAGAAGGTATTATTCTTCACAATGGAAATGGGAGAAACAGAGCTAATGAAAAAGCTGATTTCTGCTGAATCTAAGGTAGAGCATGACAAGCTAATCTCAGGGAATCTACACAATCATGAATGGCAGTTGATAAACAGTGCTGCTGGAAACATTATGAGGCAAAACATCGTTATTCACAACAAGGGAGGGATAAACGAAGTAGAACTTTCATCTGTAGCTAGGAAGCTCAAGAGGGAAGACAAACTTGACTTGATAGTTATAGATTACTTGCAACTAATGACATGTGCAGATTCTAGAAAAGATACTAACCAAAATGTAAAGATAGGATATTTGTCAGGTCAGATGAAAGCATTAGCTATGGATTTACAAGTTCCAATAGTGTTGCTGTCTCAACTATCTAGATCAGTAGAAACAAGAGGAGGTGATATGAAGCCTTACTTGTCTGATTTAAGAGACTCAGGATCTATTGAGCAAGATGCTAATATGGTTTGGTTTGTTTACAGGCCAGAGTATTATGGAATAGAAACAACAGCAGAAGGAGAAGATACTAAGAACTATATGGAGGTGATAGTATCTAAAAACAGAAGAGGAAAGATAGGAACGATCCCGTTGAGGTCGCATCTAGACAAATCCTTGATTGAAGATTACGAAAATTAAAAACAATACCATGAGAAATTTAGAACAATACAGAACATTAAGAAAAGCCTTAGAGATTTTAGCAGAGAAGACTCCAGAGGAAATTCAGAACATGATAGACCTTATCGCCAAAGGAAGCATGGAGGACGTTATCATTGAAGAGGTAACAAAATACTTTAAAGTTTCGTTAGAGGAATTAAAGAGACGATCTAGAAAAAGAGAGATTGTAGAGCCAAGACAGATTGCTATGTATTTGCTTATAAGAAACACGAAGTTAACCAGAAAGCAAGTAGCTAATATGTTTAACAAAGAATGTCACTCTACAGTTATTCATGCAATAAACGCTGTAGAGAATAATATGTTCTATGAGGACACTAGAAGAAAGGTTGAAGACATTCAGAAAAGAGTTG